ACAGCGTAGCCCAGTTCGTCCTTGCCACGACCAGAAGGGTCAATAGCTAGGACAGTCCCATCGTACTTGGTTGCAGAGCCCACACGCTCAAATGGCTTGTGGTAGCGATCTCCGCTGAACCCAAGCGTCTCGATGGGCCAGTACTGACTTGACCCGAACACAAGCTTCTCGTACCCGTGGGTTGCGTCAAGATCGTCCACAATCAGGTCAGACAGCTTCAGCGGATACCGCTCGGTGTCCGACAGGGAAGTGTCCAGCATGAACTGGAGCGCAAACCCGCTCCTGCCATAGGACAACTCGCGCTCTGCTAGGTCCAGATCCGAGAAACGATCTGGGTCAACAGGTTCGCCAACCTCGCGGCCCAAAGCCATAACAAAAGGCGCAAGCCTTTCGCCATACCCACGAACCTGCTTTTGTGTTGGGATGCGGGCGGGCCAGATGCGGGCAAGATATCCACGCTGCTGGAGTGTTGCGTAGACTGACTCTGCCGATTGGGGTGTTCCGAGGAAGACAACCTTGCTCCTGTCTCCCGGCTTCAGGACAGCGTCGAATTCCTTCACGGCTTCGAGCAGCTTTTCCCGCATTCCGGGCGTCCAGCTATTGTTAGCCACCTCGATATCGTCCGCAACTATCAAATCAGCGCGAGATCCGGTTATCTGTCCTGTGATGCCGACAGACCGCACGCTGGGGGCGTGGCTTGCCGGGGCAGGCCCGACATCAAACGCAATCTTGGAGTTGCGCTGCTCGCCTTTTGGAGCAAGGTGCTGGAGCCAAGGAAGCTCGTTGATCAGCCGCAGCGTAAAGGTGGTGAAGTCATCTGCGCGGGTCTTAGACGCGCTGATCACAAGGATGTTGTCGGCAGGTCTGTGGTACAGCCACCACAAGACATAGGCCGAAGTAATCCAAGACTTGCCTACACCACGGTACGCCTGAACAATACCGCGCTTGGGTCCGTTCTGGAGGTACGCAGCTATGTCGTACTGAACTGGAGTTGGGTTAGGAAGACCTAGACCCTTCCAGCACAGGAATAGGAAGTTCCTAAAGTCAGCCAGTTCGGCTGCGGGCTTCATCCACGACCCTCGTGACGAATGCCTTCTTCAGTGTAGGGTTCAATCGCTGCTGGATCGAACGGAAGAATGCGCCCTAGGTGCTCAAGACCGTTGCTCTGTGTAGGCACAGCCTCGATGTGGTTGTCCTTGAGCATCTGGCGTGCGACATTGAGTTCACTCGCCGTAGCTTCCCCAGACTGAATGCGGGCAAGCAGGTCCTGCACCAAAGCGAGGTGCATTTCCCTAAGGGCGTCTGTAAGAGGGTCTTTGTTACTCATGGTTTTTTTGAGAAAAGCTCAAGCAGCATAGAAGCCAGAGCGCCAGCCGCCGCTCCAAGACCAAGCATCCACGCTCTGGACTGCTCCAGAGAGGCCACTCGGGCTTCAATGCGGTCAATCATCTCCGCCAAACGCTGCTGCTGTGCGTTCAGATGGTCTAGCTTTCCTTCAATACGCCCAATGGCGACAAGGGCTTCGATAAGGTGTTGGTCAGGTTGTTGGTTAGGTGTTGCCATAGGGATACCGATAGGGCATTTTTCCATGATCAGTCGTTAGACAGCACTGACGGAGCAATGCCTAGGCCAGCGTTACGCCGCTGCTGGTCAAGCTGCATAAGCAACTGTTGGATCTCCGAATTCTTGGTGGAGAACTGCTGCCACGCACGCTGACGGTAGCGCATAAACAGGCCGCGAATCATCAAAACTCGCGGAGATTCGATCTGATCGGTAGAGATTGCGCTTGCGTTGAGGTACTCGCGGGAAGTCACAAGCTCCCGCATCGCTTCCCGCAGGGACTTTCCGCCGATCTTCGTCTTGGACACCTCTTCTTGGAAGAGATCGTAGGCGTTGCGTCCGTTCTGGAGGCGAATCTGCGACAGATCAAGGCCACGCTGCGTCTTTGACGGGGCATTGAACGCCTTACGCAGCTTAGTAAACTCAAGGTCAACCGGATCTTGGCTGACCTTTTTAGTCCGAAGCATACTAATGGCATCCGGACCAAGGCGCTCGCTGCGCATCATCACATCTCCAAAGGCGTCACGCATCGGGATAGACTCCGAGCTAAGCCCGGGGATGCGGTTGAACATAATCTGCTGCCACCCGTCAAGCATCAAGGCATCGTTGCTGCGCATGACCGGGTCAACCTGCTCGACAACGGCCCCACCAGCCGCAGGAATATAGCTAGCAGAGTGCCGCTTTATCCAAAGCTCCATCTTGTTGGGATCGTCCGTGGTGAGGATCTCTAGCGCATCGGCAAGGCCCTTCATGTAGCTCTTGTTCGTCAAGTTGTTGACCAACGAGAACCACAACGAAGTAGCGACTGTTGCAACCTCGTCGGACAGAGTTTCGTCATCTCCGGCGTACTCCATTGCCAAAACAAAGTCGCCGATTGAGCTAAAGACGCTAGAGATCGGCTCAAGGCGGTTGTACTGGATCCACTGGTCTCCGACTTTGACAGAGTACGCTTGGTTTCCGGCACGCTCCCAAGTGCGCCGCTCGTCCTTGTTCTGCGGACCACGCCCGGTGATCTTTCCGTTGCTCGCCAAAGCCCAAGCAGAAAGCATCAAACCTGTTGCCGCCCATGCGCGACCAATTGCGTCCGCCCGGACAGACTTATCTCCGCTGGAGATCTCTTGGGCAAAGCGGCCAGAGCTTTCCTGAAGCCAGTCAATGGTCTTGCCCGGAGCGCCCATCTTCTGGGCAAGCGCGAGTGCGCGATCCCGCCCCTTAGCGTGCCACACGGCAAGATGCAGGGGAGCGGAAACAAGATCTGCCGTGTACACAAGCGCGTTTAGCGGAGTCGAGACAAACGGCAGCACAAGGCGCAACATTGGAATGTCCCGCACAGTTTGTTGAATCTTTTGCTGGACTCTGCCAAACGAGTTGGATGTGCGCGGGTCTGCCTGAAGTGTGGTGTCCTTTGCGATAAAGGTTGCGCGGTCGGTGTGATCTTGGAAGTCAGCAAGGACCTTAGAGGCGGCGTCCCAGTGATCATCCCGGTACTTCTGCGCGTACTTGATGTGCTGCTCTACTGGGGCAGTTGGGTTGAGTTTCCGAGACTCCTCCATGCCATGACGAAGCAGTGCGTTGTGGTTGACAAACTCGTTGTTCACCAGCGCGATACTCATGCCATTTTCAATTTCTTGAGCAAGCTCCGCGCCAGCAAGCCCCTTAGCCGACAGGCGAGATTCCAGCGCAGTGCGCATATGTGCGCGGAAGATCATCTGCTTGAAGAACTCGTCTGTGCTCTGGATCACTCGCATGGGGGTGCGCCACACTGTGGCTGCTCCGTCCACAGCCGAACGCACACTACTTCCCTCTGCAAACTTGTTGGCAATCGGGATGGTCTCCGAAGTCAGGGCAAACGCACGCTGCCCATCGTACCGCCCGCGAACGCCAATCGGACGCTGCTCAACAAACGCTTGCTTAGCCACGGTAAGCGACTCGACAACAGACTTGGCAAGGTTCTTGGTAAGCATTACTGCTTCTCCAACCTGACCGCCCAAGCCACGCTGAATTGGCAGCATCGCTGTAGTCAGCGCGTTAGACATAGCCTGAACCGTCAGCATCGTAGACGGGTGGCTAAGGATCGCGTTGATCCAGAATTCGTTGTGCATATCCCAGAAGCCAACCTTACGCGCATCAGCCGTAAGTCGAAGGACTTGGTTCATCCGCTGGATAGATGTCCCCTGCTTCTGCTCGACGATGACCTTCACCTTCTCGGCCCAGAGAATAGCCTTCTCTTTTCCGCCAAGCTTTTTGACAACTTCTGCTGCACCCTCGCCAGTCTGCGCTGCGATAACAGCGGCATCGCCAATGGCTGCCGCTTCAGTGACGGTCGGGTCCACAACACCCTTGGCTTTCCGAGAACCAGCGCCGTCACCAAACGAGCGAAGCAGTTGACCAGCGCGGCTCATGGCGTCAGCGGTCAGTCCAGCCCGCTGCACAAGAAGGTTGGCGTTTGCCATGACCTTGACGATTGCCATGTCATCAAGAGCTTCAAAGCTGCCTCCCGCCGCATCCAAAGCGTCCGACAGTTTGGCAAGGTCAGCCGAAAGCTCATTGTAGCCGACAGCAAGCTCAATCCGGTGGTTGGTCAGGCGCACCCGGATCTCTCCAAGGGTCTTGGCAGTGGCCGCCAGATCGACCAGAGCTTGGTGCTGGGAAATGCCATGGCTTGCGGCGAACGCTTCCACAGAGGACTGGTCAAGCTCCTTGAGGAGGTTTGACTCAGACACCGCCTTGTTCATCTCATACTTGGTGCTTGCAGCCTCCTCAATGGCGCGTGCAATGCGGACGGCCTCATCAGTAATGATGGAAGACTGCTGTCCAGAGACAAGGTTGAGACCCCGCTTCTGAAGAACACGGGCGATCAGGTCTTCGTCCGTGAGGTCTCGCGGGTCCACCTTGATACTGGAAAGCTCTTGAGCATCCCGCCGCTTGACTGCGGCAACAAGGATTTCAATGTCTTTGTCAGCGAGCGTGCCCTGAGCCTTCACCAGATCGGCCAGCGTGCGCGGCTTAGGCGCGGGCTTAGGCTTGGCGGCTGCGGGGGCCGGGGCAGGAGCAGGGGCAGTGGCAGTGGCCGCAGGAGCTTCGACAGCAGCAGCAGGCGCTTCTACAGCAGCAGGAGCCTCCGGTGCGGCAGCAGTAGGCTGAACTTCCTCAGCCTTCGGCTTGAGCGGGGAAATGCTCTGGGCAACCTTTCCGCGCTTATCTGCGGGGTAGGGGCTGGCAGCAAACACGGCATCGGCCTTGTTAGCCTTGTTGGCCGCCTTGGCCTCGGCGCGGACGGCTTCGTAGACCTTGTCTCCGTGCGCCTCCAGCGCATCCAGATCCCACCCAAGCCTCTCAAGCTCGGCAGCGGCGGACTGGGACGCAGGCTTCAGGCGCTTACCCGACTGCTTGCTGCTGGCAATGTCCCAAGCCAGCGCATCCAGATCCGATTCGAACTGGATTCGGGTACGCCCAATAAAGCGCCCCTGCTGTGCCGCGACATTGTACAGACGCATCTCGCTGCGCAAAACGGGGGCACCAGAGGGTGCTGTTTGCTCAATCCCCCCGGCCTCCACAGGCGAAACAGGGGCTTCCGTGGCCTCAGGAATGGCCGAGGCAGGGGTTTCTGGGGCCGCGATCTCCAACTGCGTGTTAATCTTGTCCAGTTCCGCCTGAGCCGCTTCAGCCACAACAGGGTTCTCGCTAACGGCCTTCTCTTCCAGAGCCGCCACGCGAGCCTCAGTCACCGGGGTCTCCAGCGGAGCTTCCGGGGCTGCCTCCCTAGGGGCCTGCACATCCTCTGCTGAAACCTTGGTCGGGAAAGCTTCGGCGCGAGCAGCCGCCGCCTCTCTGGTTTCGTCCATGGTGCGCACCAGCCATGCGGCAGAATCGTCACCGCCAGCAGCGTGCGGGATGTTGTAGGTCTGCTCAAACTCTTTGCGAGCGTTCTCGATGAACTCACGCGCTCCCTTAGAGTCCCCCTTCTTAGCCATGCGCACTGCCATGCTGTGGATCTGGTCAAGGAACTCCAGCATCTCCTGCTCTTGGCTAGGCGGAATCTTCTCGAAAGCGCGGGCTCGTTGTGCAGCCTCAGCAGCTTCTGCGGCAGCGTCTGCTGCTTTAGGCGCTTCGGAAGCAGCTTCCTTCGTCAAAGCACCAGCCTGCTCCTCAAGCAGCTTTACCGCCTTCGGATACAGGTTGCGGATTCGAATGGTTTCGGCTGCCACCTCGGCTGGGGGAAGCGTCTCGTCAGAAGCCCGCATATTCAGGCTAGCCATTTCTTCTTGAAGGGCGGCAAGCTGCTGCTCTGCACCCAAAGAAGATGCCTTGACGGTAGTACGCCCTCGGGCTCTAGGCATGAGCGTGCTTGTGCTCTGCGGCTTGTCGAGCCACTTCAGTTTGCTAAGCACAAGGTTGTAGATGTCGGCCTCGGGAAGGGCAACCGCAGGAAGCTGCGAAGTTTGTCCGCGCTTCTGTCCCTTTTTGCCAAACTTGCCCTTAGGAAGAAGACCTGCCTCCTGAGCCTTAGCCACTAGCTCGTCAAACTGCTTGCGCTCGGCGGCGGTCGCATCCGCAAGAATAGGCCGAGCCTTAGACATTGCCTGATCCAGCGTGGCGTCAGACCCCGTGTACACCAGCAGGTACTGGTACGCCTTTTCGGCGACGGGCAAGTTTTGCGCTTCGATGTCCCGCAAGATACCCGCACCAACCCCCTCAAACCGGGTAACTGCCCCCTCGGTAGACAGGCCAAGCTCAAGCGCATCGCTTGCAGAGGTTCCCCCGACACTGGTCGGAACACCGATACCAGTTTCTGGAGCCTCCTGCATCAGCTTGGAAAGCTGCTGGTACGCCTCACCAATGTTGTCGGCATCAATCCCGATAGCCTTGAGGTAGCTGTACGCCTTAGAAGAGGTGTCAAGGACGCCTTCTTTAGTGTGCGCCGCCAGCAAGGCATCGACGATGTTGCGGTACTTTCCATCGTACGCCTGCCTGATCCGACGAATAGTTCCGTCAGGATGCTTGCCGTGCAGAACTGCAACAGCCTTAGCTTCGC